AGCGCGGAAAACCTGACCAAATACTGGCGCAACACCGCGGCCATCGAGCCGGCCGGCATCCAGTGCCATCCGTGCCACCGGCTGCATAACAAGTTTGAATTTTGCACCCGCGACAGCGTGACCGGATGGGCGGCGTGCCAAGCCGCGGCCGGCCCTGAGCTGGTGGCGGATGCCGTGTTGCGCGCGATCCGGCGCGATGTGGCGATGCTGGAGGCGGCCTGATGTTTACCGAGGACCTCACCGTGTTTTTAAACACCGGCGATTTTGCCATCGCCGCGACCTATGACGGCAGCACCACGGTAAACGGCATTTTTGATGCGGAATATGCGGATGCCTTTGGCGTCGCCGGCACTTCGCCTGCGTTTACCTGCAGGGCTGCGGACATTCCCGCGGCAGGTGTCGGCAACACGCTGGTGGTGTCCGGCGTCACCTACCGCATCCGCAACCGCATGCCGCAGGATGATGGGGCGGTGGTGATTCTCAAGCTGGAGGCGCAGTGATCCGCATCGATGTCAGCAGCAATATCGCGGAGATTCGGCGGGCTTTCCCGCGCATCGCCGAGGAGCTGCAGGACAAGGCGCTGGTGCGCGCATTGAATCGCACCGGCTCGACGGTGCGCACGGCCGCCGTGCGCGAGATTCGCGCCGAGTATCCGGGTTTCAAGGCCGCCGCGACGCGCGATGCGATGCGCATGCGGCAGGCCACGCGCGAGGACCCGGCTTTTACGCTGGAGGTGCGCGGCCGGCGTTTGCCTTTGATCGACTTTTCGGCTCGCCAGACCCGGCGCGGTGTCAGCGTCAACATCAAGGGGCGCAAGGTCATTGGCCGGGCGTTCATCGCGCGCATGAAAAGCGGACACGTCGGCGTGTTCGCGCGCGTGCAGCCGGACAGCCCCAAGGGGTCTCCGGTGTTTCGCTATGGACCTGGCAGCCGGATTCACCGGCGCGGTAGCGATATTCCCATCACGGAGTTGGATACGATGTCAGTCCCGCGCGCGTTCATGCAGAAAAAAATACAGCAGTCCATGCGGCGTGTCGCCGTGGACGCCCTGGTGAAGAACTACCGCGCCGAGCTTAACTACCAGTCCATCCGGGCGCGCGCATAACCATGGCCGATCACATCGACAAACAGTTGCGTGATGCGGCGGCGGCGTTGCTCACCGGGCTGGCCACCACCGGCTCGCGCGTGTACGCCTCGCGGGTGTACCCGATGCAGGATACCGATCTGCCGGGCCTGCGCGTGTTCGTTGACGACAGCGACATCGAGCACAACGTGATGGGCGGCGCATCGCGGCGCATTGACCGCCGCACGCAACTGAAAATCGAATTCTGCGGCAAGGCGGTGTCCAGTTATGACGACGAGGCCGACGCCTCGAAGAAGGAAATCGAGACCGCCATCGCCGGCAGCGGCGAGTTCAGCGGCCTGTGCAAGTGGGTGGCGCTGCGCCGCATTGAAACCGAGCGCGATGACGGCGCCGAGCAGATCGTGATCGTCACGCGCCTGATCTATGAATGTTTCACGCAGACCGCCGCCAACGCGCCGGACATTGCCTTGTAACCGGAGAACCTTATGAGCCAGCAAATCATCCAGGGCGCAGCCGTCTACAGCAACGGCCTGCGCCTCGACACCAGCGTGAGCGCGCTCACGCTGGGCGCCACCGCCGACACGGTGGAATGCACCACGTTCGCCGACACCTGGAAAAAGCGCAAGGTGGCGGCGTTCGACTTCGCCATTCAGGTAAACGGCTACGCCGACTTCGACGACGCCAACAATGACGAGCGGCTGTTTGGCGACCTCGCCGACACCGACGTGCCGGTGTTTGTTGGTCCCAAGGCCGGCGCTGCCGGCGAGCCGGCGTACTTTATGCGCGCGCTGGAGACGAAATACCAGTGCCTCGGCAGATACGGCGACATGGCGCCGTTTGATTTTAGCGCCGTGGCCGGCGACACGCCGCTGGTGCGCGGCAAGATACTCACCAACGCGGCACGCACCGGCAACGGCAACGGCACCGGCTACGACCTCGGCGCGCCGCCATCGACCCCGCGCCTGCATGCGCAGTTGCAATGCTATGCGCTCACCGCCAGCGGCGGCTCGCCGGTGCTCACGGTGAGCGTGCAATGCGGCAGCGACAACACCTTTGCCGACGCCCAGACCATCGCTGAATTTCAGCCGCTCGCGGCGGCCGGCGCGGAGCACTTCATTTTGCCTCTGCACGGCGACAGCGCACCGATGTGGACATCGGACTGGGCGCTGATGTGGACGGATGACGACCTGCCGATGTGGGGACTCATCAGCGGCAAGACATGGATGCGCGCGGTGTGGACCTTGAGCCAGATCACAACGTGCACGTTTGCGGTTTCAGTGGGTTATCAATCAGGAGAGTAAATCATGAGCCAGTTCGTTTTCAAGGATGCCTATGTGTCGGTCGGCGGTACCAGCCTCGCCGGTTATGTCGAGAGTGTCACTATCGAGACTTCGGTGGACGTGCAGGAAAATACCAGCATGGGCGATGCGTGGAAAAAGCGCCTGCCCTCGTTGAAGGATTTCAATGTGTCGGTGCAGGTGCGCAACGACTTCGCCAATGGCAGCATCGACGAGACGCTGTTTGGCCTGTTCGGCACCGAGGTGGCGGTGGAGATCAGGCCGACCAGTTCATCGGTGAGCAGCAGCAACCCGAAGTACACCGGCCAGGCCATTCTCGCCAGTTACCAGCCGCTCGGCGGCAACGTCGGCAGCATGGCCAACGCGCCAATCAAGCTGCAGGGCACCGGCGCGCTGACGCGCTCGGAGTCGTAGATGGCGCTGCTCGACAAGGCCGCCATCCTGGCGGCGCCGGACATCGCCAGCGAAGTCGTCGCGGTGCCGGAGTGGGGCGGCGAGGTGCGGGTGCGTGCGCTCTCCGGCGCGCAGCGCGACGAGTGGGAGCAGATGTCGCGCGCTGCGATTGCCGACAATCGCATGCCAAACGCGCGCGCGCGGCTGTGTGTGATGGCGATGGTCGATGAGGCCGGGCAGCGGCTCTTTTCCGTCGAAGATGTGGAAGCGCTCGGCGCGAAGAATGCCGCAGCGCTCGACCGCATCTGGGATGCGGCTGCGCGGCTGTCGGGGCTTACGGCGGGTTCGCAAGAGGCCGCCGCAAAAAACTCATCGGCCGCCCCGAGCGGCGGCTCTACTTCCGCATCGCCCGCGAGCTAGGGTATGCGCACCCTGATCTGTGGCTTGCGGATGTCACCAGCGCGCAGGTCACGGAATGGCTCGCCTTTCTTGCATTGGAACAGGACGAAATCGCCGTGGACGGCATAAACCAGAAGGCGGTCGAAGCGCTTAACGCGCGCCGCCACCGGAGGCATCGTGGCTGACGTGGGTGCGCTGGTTTTCAAGATCGGCGCCGATATTGCCGAGCTGAAGCAAAGCATGGCGCAGGCGCAGGGCGTCGTCGAAACGGCGATGGCGGGCGCCAGCAGGGCGGCCAGCATGGCCAAGGCCGCGCTGGGCGCTGTCGGCGCCGGGCTGTCGTTCGGCGCGCTCAAGGCCAGCATCGACGGTGCGGTCAACTCCATGGATGAGTTGCGCAACATGAGCCTGCGCACCGGCGTTGCTGTCGAGCAGCTCTCGGCGCTGCGTGGCGTGGCAAAGCTATCGGGCACCGACATGGATACCGTGGCCGCGATGATCGGCAAGCTCGACAAGAGCCTGCTGGAGTTCGCGCGCAGCGGCGGCGGTAAATCGGCCGAGGCTTTCAAGGCGCTGGGCATCAGTTCCGCCGCGGCCAAAAACGCGCTGGAGCAGGGCGATGTCACCGGCATCATCACGCGCATGGCGCAGGAACTGACGAAGAACGGCGCCAGCGCGTTGAGCGTGGCCTATGCGCAGGAAATCATGGGCAAGAGCGCGGCGCAGGCGCTGCCATTCATGTACGAGCTGGCGCGCACGGGCGAACTGAATACGCGCGTCACCACCGAGCAGGCCGAGGCCGCGCATCAGTACAACGTCAATATGGCAAAGATGGAGGCCGCGTCGCAGCGCTGGAAAATGGCGATGGCGCAGGAATTGCTGCCCGCCATGACGAGCATCACCGACGCCATGGTGCTGGCGCAGAAGGAAAGCGGCAAGCTGATGTCCCTGTGGGTGGGGCTGGGCGGTGCGGCGTCGCATGTGTTCGGCGCGATCAGCGGTGCGGGGCCGGCGAAGGAACTGGCCGAGGTCAACAAGCAGCTTGAGACGGCACAGAAACAACTCGCCGCCGGCACGATGAATCCGAGGGGTGCGAGCGACTCTTTCTGGAATTTCCTGATTCCCGACGTGAAGCTCAATGACCGCGCGAAGGCGGCGCTGGAGCAAAACATCCGCGGGCTGACGCAGCGACGCGACGAGCTTGTCGCGGCGATAAACCCGCCGAAGATCGAAACGCCGAAATTGCCGGCCTACATCGAGCCGAAACCGGAGGGCGGCGGCGCTCCGCAGAAATCGCCGTACGAGCGCGAAATCGAAGCGCTGCAGCGCGCGGAAATTCAGGTGCAGCACCTCACCAAGCTGGGCGAGGTGCGGCAGAAAATGCTGCAGGGCGAGTTCGGCGTGTTGAGCGCCGGGCAGGTGGCGGAGCTGGAGCGCCGCGCCGCCAACATCGACCGCCTGCGCGAGGAGGCGCAGGTCGCAAAAGAGACGGCCGAGGCCAAGCTCAAGATGATGATCTTCGCCGACAACGAAGCCGAGAAGGCGCGCAAGGTGCGCGAGGCTGAGGACAAGGCGCTGGAGGAACTGCGCCAGCGCTACATCGATATGGCTGACCCGCTGGAAAAATACCGCCGGCAACTGCTGGAAATCGAGCAACTCTACGACAAGGGCAAGCTGACGCAGGCGCAGATGATGGAGGCGATGTGGAAGGTCAACGAAGCGATGGACAAGGCGGCCGGCATCAACGAAAAGGCCGTCGAGAAGCAGGACGATCTCTGGAAGAACCTGGGCTACACCTTTGAATCCGCGTTTGAAAAGGCCGTTACCGGCGGCAACAAATTCCGCGACGTGCTGGCCGGGCTGGCGCAGGACGTGGCGAAGATTTTCCTGCGGCGCACGGTCAGCGAGCCGTTGGGCAACGCGATTTCTGCGTATGCAAAAAGCATCGACTGGGGCGGCATAACGTCCGGCATCGGCAAGCTCTTCGGCTTCGCCTCCGGCGGCTCTTTCGAGGTCGGCGGCAGCGGCGGCACGGATTCGCAGCTCGTCGGCTTCATGGCCACGCCGGGCGAGCGTGTGACGGTGGAAACGCCGGCGCAGCAGCGCCCGCGCGGTGGCGGCGACACCTACATCATCGACGCGCGCGGCGCGGATGCGGCCGGCCTGGCGCGGCTGGAGCAGATGATCATGGGCCTGAACGGCAGCATCGAGCGCCGCGCGCTGACGGCGGTGGTTAACGCGCGGCAGCGCGGCATGGCGGCATTCGCCTGACGGGGGAGAACGCGCAATGTCGATATCCTACCCGCTGGCATTCCCGGCGACGGTGCCGTCGCGCCTGTCATTCAGCAAGGTGTCGGCGGTGGGCGAGAGCGCGTCGCCGTTTACCTTCGAGCAGCAGGTGTACGCGCACCAGGGCGATCTGCTGTCGTGCGCGGTGGAGTTCGTCACCGCCTCGCGTGCCGATGCGTCGGCGGTGATCGGGTTTTTGCTGGCGCTCAACGGCAAGGAGGGCACGTTCCTGATGGGGCCGCGCAACAGCGCCACGGCGCGCGGTGCGGCCACCGGCACGCCGCTGGTGAACGGCGGCTCGCAGACCGGGCGCAGCCTGATCACCGACGGCTGGAGCAACAGCGTGACCGGCATCCTCAAGGCCGGCGACTGGATACAGATCGGCAGCGGCAGCAGCGCGCGGCTGTATCCGATTGCACAGGATGCCAACAGCAACGGCAGCGGCCAGGCTACGCTGGAGCTGGGCACGCGCCTGCGCAGCAGCCCCAGCGACAACGCGGCCATCACGGTGAGCAACCCGATGGGGCTGTGGCGCCTCGCCGAAAACGCCGTGGCGTGGAGCGAGGAACTGGCGCTGCTGTATGGCGCGATCCGTTTCAGCGCGCGGGAGGCTTTCTAATGCGCTCCATGGCCGGCGGTTACACCGCGATCATCGGCGACGCGGTACTGCGCCCGGCGGTGTTTTATGAGGGCGAATTCGAGGCAGGCACCGTGCGGCTGTGGTCGGGGCTGGGGCCGTTCTCATGGGACGGCTACACCTGGACCGGCGCCGGCACGCTGCTCGGCATCGGCGAGATCACGGAGACCACCGAGACCCGCGCCGCGGGCCTTACCGCCAGCCTGTCGGCGATGACCTCCGGCATCGTGGCGCTGGCCATGGCCAATGGCAACGCCGGCAAGTCCGGCTCGATCTGGCTGGCCCTGCTCAATGCGGCCGGCGCGCTGGTGGACACGCCGCTGCTGGCGTGGCGCGGGCGGCTGGATCAGCCGCTGGTGTCGCTGGACGGCCAAAGCGCCACCGTGGGCATGCAGTACGAGTCGCGCCTTGTCGATCTGTCGCGCCCGCGCGTGCGGCGCTGGACGCATGAGGATCAACAAATCGATTACCCCGGCGACCGGTTCTTTGAGTTCGAGCCGGCGCTGCAGGATCAGGTGTTGCAGTGGTGATGCCAAGCCCGACACTCGCCGCGCTGCCTGACACGCGATTGCCAGGGTGGGAGCGTGCGCTGATGCGCGTGCTGCGCGATGCGCGCGCGCGGCCGTATGTGCTGGGCGAGCACGACTGTTTTCGTGTGGCGTGCCGCGTGGTGGAAGCGCTCACGGGTGTTGACCGCTGGCCGCTGTTCGCGGGCTATGCCACCAAGCGCGAGGCGCTGGCGAAGATTGCGGCCTTCGGATCGACTTTCGAGCATGCGGGTGATTGGTTTTTTGGGGCGTCGAGCCGCACACTGGTGAGCCATGCGCAACGCGGCGACATCATCGCCATGCGCACACGGGATGCGCAAAAGCATTTGTGCGTGTGCGCGGGCCGCACGGTGTATTGCACGCTTGCCGACGGCATGGCCGATATCCCGCTGCTGGCGCCGGCAAGTGCTGGTGTTGAATTCACCGCCGCCTGGAAGGTGGGTCATGCCTGAACTTGTCGCGCTTTATTTTGCCGAGGCAGCGGTAGCCGGTACCGCCGCGGAAGCCGCGGCTGCCGGTGCGCTCACCGCGGCCGAGTTTGCCGGCGCGACCGCTGCGACTGCCTCCGTGGGCGCCGGCATCGGCGCAGCCATCCTCAAGGGCGTCGCCAGCTCCGTGGTGTCGATGGCGCTGCAGGCAGCGTTTGCAACCCGCAGTGCGAGTGGCGCGCAGTCGGTGCCGCTGGTGGATCAAAGCCGCACCATCAGCGGCGTGCGCGCGGCGGCTGAATGGCAGGTGGTGTACGGGCAGGTGCGCAAGGGCGGTAATTACATCTACCGATCCATCAGCGACGCGAACATCAGCACGGTGACCGAGGACTATGTGATCACCTCGGACGCCACGGTGACGCTGGCCGCCGGCGCGGACACGATATCGATCACCGAGGTGCAGGCGCTGCGCCCGCCCGAACTGGCCGAAGAATGGTATGCGTACGACGGCTTCGACGCCACCGGCGGAACGCCGGGACCGGATGAATATCATCATGCCAGCGGCGTGCTCACTTTCCACGCCTCGCGCATCGGCGCCAATGTGCGAGTGCAGTACACCGCCTCCGGCACCGCGGTGAGCGGCGGCAAGTACCTGCACCTGGTGCTGGTGCTCGCCGCCCATCAGTGCGAGGCCGTCGATGCGGTTTACTTCGGCGACGAGGAAGTCGAGCTCGATGAGGACGGCTACGCCCTCGGCAAGTACGCAGGGCACGTCTACATCGAAAAGTATCTCGGCACAGCCTCGCAGACTGCCAGCGCGGCGCTGATCGACGACAAGCCTGACGAGTGGACAGCCGACCACCGCGGACGCGGGCATTGCTATCTGTATATCCGCCTGCTGCGCAACACCAGCCTGTTTCCTACCGGCGTGCCGAACATCACCGCCTTGGTGAGCGGGCGCAATAAAGTTTATGACCCGCGCGACGCCTCGACCGGCTACACCGATAATCCCGCGCTTTGCGTCGCCGATTACCTGGCGCATCCGGTGTGGGGTCTCGGTGCAGCCTACAGTGACGAGATCGACGACACCCAGCTCGGCGCGGCGGCGAATGCGTGCGATGAGGCGGTGACGCTGGCGGCGGGCGGCACGGAGTCGCGCTACACGCTCAACGGCGTGATCAGCACGCTGCAATCGCCGCAGGACATCATTCAGCGCATGCTGACGGCGATGGTGGGCCGCGTGGTGTACAGCGGCGGCGCCTGGCATATGCATGCCGGCGTTTACGAGGCGCCGGCGCTGGCATTTGACGAGGGCGATCTCGCGGGCGGCCTGCAGGTCACGCCCATGTTGAGCGCGCGCGAGAAGTTCAATGCGGTGAAGGGCGTTTACTTTTCGCCGGACAATAACTGGATAGCCACTGATTTTCCGCCGGTGCGGAGCGCCAGCGCGCTGGCCGAGGACAACGACGAACTGAACTGGCGCGAGATTGAACTGCCATTCACCATCAGCGCATCGATGGCGCAGCGCATCGCCAAGATTCACCTGCTGCGCACGCGCCAGCAGATGACGGTGCTGGCGCCTATGAAAATGCAGGCGTACCGCGCCAAGCCGCCGGATGTGATCGAGCTGGATAGCCTGTTTTTTGGCTGGAGCGGCAAGGCGTTTGAGATTCAGGAAATGTCCTTCACCTTCGCCGAAACGCTGGGCGTGAAGCTCGCGCTGCGCGAGACCGACGAGAGCGTCTACGACTGGGACGCGAGCGAGGAGCAGGCGGTCGATCCCGCGCCGAATACCCGGCTATCCAACCCGTTCGTGGTCGGGGCGCCCGGCGCACCTGAAGCCGAGGTGACGATCTACCGCGCCTTCGACGGTGGCGCGCGGGCAAAGGCGGTGGTGACGTGGACGCCGAGCAGCGACTCGCAAGCGGTGTCGTACGAGCTGCAATGGCAGCGCGTGGGCGAGACGCAGTGGCAGGGGGCGCCGGGGCTGACAGCGCCGGGCTATGAAATCCTCGACATTGATGCGGATAATTACCTGTTGCGCGTGCGCGCCTTGAGCGCCATCGGTGTGGCCAGTCTGTGGGCGCAAAGCGAGATCACGTTCACCGGACTGTCCGCGCCGCCGGCGGCGGTGGAGTGGTTTGTGATCGATGGCGCGACACTATCCTGGCGAGCGCCGGATGATCTGGATGTATCGGGTTACCGGCTGCGGTTTCACTACGGCACCAATACAAGCTGGGGAAACGCCAACCCGCTGCACGGCGGGCTGATCACCGAATCGCCGTTTGTGGTGATTCCGCGCCCCAGCGGGCGCGTCACGCTGATGATCAAGCCGGTTGACGCGCTGGGTACTGAGTCGGTGTCGCCGGCCTACATCTTCGCCGACATGGGCGACTCGGCGGTGGCCAACATCGTGGAGACGATAGACCTCGCCGCGCTGGGCTGGCCGGGCACGATCACGCAGGGCACGGTGAGCGGCGGCAACATCGTGGCCGACAATGCGTCGGGCCTGATGTGGGCACCGAACGATCAAACGGCGATGTGGACCTACGACACCGCGGCGATGTGGTATGCCACGGTTTACAAGGCGCTGACGTATGAGGCCAGCATCGTGTCGGATGAGGCGGGCGATGGCAGCGTGATGACGCTCGCGCACGATGTTACCGGCAGCGCCTACAGCATCGAGTACCGGCGCAACGCACCGGACGCGATGTGGAGCTACGACACCGAGCCGATGTGGACCGGCGACGCCAATGCGATGTGGGGCACCGCTGATTCATGGCAGGCGTGGCCTGGTGCGCTCAATGTGATTGCGGATGAGATTTACGACTTCCGTGTGAGCGTCGCGCAAAGCGGCACGCAGGGCGTGATCGCGGAATTGACATTCACCATCGACATGCCGGACATCCGCGAGGAGTTTCAGGATGTTGTGATCAGCAGCGGCGGCACGCGGCTATCGATCACGAATACCTATCGTGCCATCAAGACCGTGCATGTGACGGTGCAGAGTGATGGCAACGGCGGCATCGGCGAGCGCGTGATCGACAAGAGCGCGACGCTGGGGCCGCAGATCAAGGTGTACGACGCGGCGGGTAACGCCGTGATGGGTTTAATCGACGCAACCATAGAGGGGTATTGACATGACGACACTAGCACCAAGCAGCGATTTTACGGGGGCCTCGCGGACCGAGGCGCAGGCGAAAACCGCGTACGACAATTTGCGCACCTGTGTAGCTGAGCTGTTCGGCACCGACAGCACGGTGGCGGATTTATCGGCGCATGGAAAAATCAAATTTCCGGCCACACAAAGCGCATCCAGCGACGCCAACACGCTGGACGATTACGAGGAGGGCACCGCCACCATGAGCATCGGTGACGGTTCGACGACCGTAAGCCTCGGCTCGCAGTACTACCTCAAAGTGGGGCGCATGGTTATGGTTTTCATCTCAGCGTATGACAAGAACATCTCTGGGCTGACCACTGCCCGCTTGCGTTTTAGCGGGCTGCCGTTCACGTCGCACGCCGGATCAGACCAAATGACACACTTTGTCCCCACGGGATCATCGGGAATGCCGTGTATAGCCTATATTTCTACGTCTGCTACCGTTGCCAACATCTACAAAAACAATGGGACCGGCGCGAACTTGTCCGATTTCACGAAGAGTGATTTCACCGATGAGACGCACACCTCGTATTACGCAACTCTCATTTACCTGGCTGCCGCCTAAACCGCTGGTTACATCAAAAAGGAGTTTTTCATGTCAAATCACAATGACGTTCCGATGTCCGCAGATCGCGCCATCGTGCAGTCTACGGGTGAAATCATCTTGCGCACGCTCGTCGACGGCAAGGTTCACCGTGTTGTGTTCTATCCAGGGGAGAAGGTCGATGACGCCCCTGAATGTGTGCGCGACGCGGCGTCTTCCCACTGGACGCCGCAGGTGGTGAGCCAGTGGCGTTCGCGCCAGGAATCCGGCCCGAACTTCGGGCCTTCTGGCGAGTGATGGCGCGGGTGCTGACAGAGCGATGCTGGACGCGAGTGGGGAACTTGGGCATGGTCAATGCGACCGCGCCGTCAAGTTCTCCCTCCGGCATTGCGTAATTTCACTTGGGGTCTAGCGCTCTTAATTATCGCCTATTCTTGTTCGGCATCCTGCCGGTGTTTGTGCGGTACGTGAATTCGCTGCCGCATGGCGAAACGCCGCGCGGCAGATGGCAGGCCTTAGGCCAGCAACGCAAGTGGTTTGCACTGGTGCTGCGAGGATGGGAAAGTGACGCCGGCATCCTGCAGCACGAGGTGTGCCATGTGCGGCAATGGTATCTCACCACGCTGCTCGCAATACTGGCGAGCTGGGACGCGTGCGGGCTGCTGGTGTTTGCCGTGCCGCTGATGTGGCCGCCCGCTCTGTTGCTGGCTGTGGCGCTGATCTATCCATGCGCGCAATTGCATGGCGTGCTGTACGGCAGGGTTAGGTTGTATCGCCGGTGGGCCGAGGTCGGTGCCTATGCGCGCCAGCTCGATTGTTACCCGCAGGATGACACGCCGGAAAAGCGCAACGACCGCCTGCAACTGTTTGCGTCATTCCTGGCGCTCGATGTGTACCGCCTCAACATCACGCAGACCGAGGCTGCCATTTTATTGATTGCCAAAAGGAGTTAGACCATGAACGAGATTAAAAAGATCGCCGCGGCGGTGTTCGACGGCCGCGCGTGGTTGCTGTTGATTGTGCCGGCGCTGGTGGGGCTGTGGCTGATTGACGCAGCGATGGTCAAAACCATGACGCAATGGGGCGCGTTTGCCGCGGTGTTGTGCGGCGTTGGCGTGATCCTGACGCGGATTGTGTTCCCGCAGATCAACGTGAGCGAACTGATGACCGATGTGCGCTACAAGAACAGCACCGCGGCCGGTTTGGTGGTGGCCGCGCTGATTTTGACGTTCGGCCTGGTGGTGGTGGCGCTGGTGTTGTGGGTCAAGCCGTGATCCCAGCCGCCGCCGCGGAGCTGATCCCGGTGCTGATGATGGCGCTGGTCGGGCTGTGGGAAGATTACCCGGCATACCCGGCCTTTTTCGCCGGCAAGATCGAGCAGGAAACGTGCTACAGCCTGACGCACCGCATGTGCTGGAATCCGCGGGCCGAGCTTAAAACGCCGCGCGAGTACGGGTTTGGCCTTGGGCAGTTGACCATTGCCTACCGCGCCGACGGTTCGGTGCTGTTTAACAAGTGGGCCGAGCTGAGGTCACAGCACCCGGAGCTTCGGGCCTGGCAGTGGGATGATCGCTACAACGCCAAGTATCAGATGGATGCGCTGGTGCTGATGAATCGCGGGATATACCGTCGCATCGAGCGCACTGGCTGCGCTACGCATGACGATTGCCTGTCATTTATGGCGTCGGCCTACAACGGCGGCGAGGGCGGGCTGGCTCAGGATCGAGCGCTGTGCCGCAATACGCCCGGCTGCGATCCGGCGCGCTGGGCCGGGCATGTGGCTCGCACCAGCACCAAAAGCCGCGTCGTGTGGAAGGGTTACGGGCAATCGGCCTTCGACATCAACCGCGGCTATGTGACCAACATTTTCGCGCGGTCTAAAAAGTACGAGGCCGCGGTTGAGGCCGCCGAGAATGAGGCTTGGGCGCGGCAATGAAGTTGCTGGGCCTGATCCTGCCGCCGTGGGTTCCATACGTGGCCGTGGCGCTGCTGGTGGCCGCGGTGTGGGGGCATGGCTACACCACCGGCAACGCGCGCGGCGTGCGCAACCTGGAGGCGTACAAGGCAGATCAGGTCATGCGCATTGCGCGCAGGGCCGCGCAGCAGGCCGAGGTCACCGAGCGCGTGGTAAAGGAATATGTGAGGGTTGCCGGCGCCACGCGTGTTGTGACAGAAACCATCACCGACGAGGTAATCAAATATGTTGCCGCGCATCCTGGGGACCGTTGCATTGATGGCGATTGGGTCGGGCTGCACAACGCCGCCGCTGCAAACACAATTCCCGCGGGTGGATTCCGCCTTGATGGAGCGCTGCCAGCGGCCGGCGCCAGTGTCGCCGCAGGCGCCGGCGGGGGAGGTGCTGGCAGTGGTGACGCGAAACTACAGCCGCCACCACCAATGCGCTGACCGGCTCGACGCGCTTCAGATGTGGGTCAAAGAACAAGGAAAAATAAGATGATCGAGACATCAGCAGGTTATGCCGGGCACGAGCGGCGCGCATCCGTTGGGGTGACTCGCGAGGAATTTGAAAAGTTTGCGAAGTGTTCGGTGGAAAACCGCATTGCCTACAACGCGCGGCTGGATCGCCATGGGGAAAAGCTGGATGCGCTGCAGGATGACAACATACGCCACAACAAGATACTTAACCGGCTGTCTGATGCCATTTTCGCAAAGGACTCACACAACGAAAACGGGCAGCCCGGCCTGATGGTCACGGCGCGGAATATAGACAACCACATCACGGCGATATGCAACATCGCGCGATTTATCAAGTGGCTTGTGCTGGGCATCTGCGGCCTGGCGCTGCCTGTCCTCGGCGTGCTGAATGCGCTCGGTATCCTGAAAATTTAACCATGGAGACTCTATGAAAATCCTGATGGGCCAACCGCTTCACACGCTCGACGGCGAGGTGATCCAGCGCGCTGCAACCTTCGACATGAAAACCGCGGCGCACCTCGTGCAGCACATCATGGCCGCCGGCTGGGATGTGGCAACCGCGGCGAAGTTGCAGACCACCATCGACGATGCGCTCAAGGGGCCGCTGACGCTGGGCGTGGCTGCGATCAACGCGCTGGTAACGCCGACCGAGGGCGAAAAGTGGGACGGCGCCGAGCAGCTACGCCGCGTCGATCTGGCGCGGCGCTGCAACGTCAAGGGCCGCGCAAACCTGAGCAACGACGAGGTGGAGCTGATCCGGCGCAGCGCCGAGAAGTTCTACACGAGCCCAGTGGTGTCGGTGCAAATCCGCACGCTGCTGGAGGGCAAGGAATTTGCGCTATCCGCGCCGGATGACGACGAGGCGGCGCCGGAAGCGCAATAGCGCGCGGGCGCACTAGGTAGTGCTTTCACCTTCCGGCACGCTCGCCGCGCCGTTCCCTTATTTTGGTGGCAAGTCGGGCGCCTGCGAATCTGTATGGGCCGCTTTGGGAAACCCGGAAAACTACGTCGAGCCGTTCGCCGGATCTGCGGCGATGTTGTTGGGAAGGCCGGACGCCGGCAAACTGGAAACGATCAACGACGCCGATGGCTTTGTGGCCAATTTTTGGCGGGCCGTGGCGCGTGATCCGGAGGCCGTAGCAGCTCATGTCAATTGGCCATGCAACGAGGTTGATCTTTTCGCGCGCCATTCATGGCTGGTGCGGCATGCGGGTTCGCTGCTGGATCGGCTGCACGCCGACCCGGAATACAGCGACGCTAGGATCGCCGGCTGGTGGTGCTGGGGTGCGTGCAACTGGATAGGTGACGGATGGTGTTCCGGAGAAGGGCCGTGGGTGCATGATGGTGAGCGCCTGGTGAACAAAGCGCAACTGCCGCATTTGGGAGACACAGGAATGGGCGTCAAGCGGCAACTGCCGCACTTGGGAGACACAGGAATGGGCGTCAACCGGAAACTGCCGCATTTGGGAGACGCAGGGATGGGCGTCACCCGGAAACTGCCGCACTTGGCGGGCACAGGGATGGGCCGCACCGAGTTCATCCGTGACTGGTTTGCCGCGCTTTATGGGCGCATGCGGGATGTGCGCGTGGCCTGCGGTGACTGGCGCCGAGTTCTGAGCGACAGCGTTACCACCCGCCACGGCCTTACCGGCATATTCCTCGACCCACCGTACAGCAAAGGCGCGATGCAATACGCCGCCGGCGGCGTTGGCGGGGCGATCTCAGCGGAAGTGCGCGGCTGGTGCGCGCAGCATGGGAACGATCCGAACATGCGAATCGTGCTGTGCGGCCACGCTGGCGAGCACGATGCGCTGCTTTCTCACAAATGGACGACGCGCAAGTGGAATGCGCGTAAAGGCTACGCATCCACCGATGAAGCGCTGGCCAACAGTAGCAGCGAAACGCTATGGTGCAGCCCGGCGTGTGTTCAGGTGGTAATGGCGCAGGCCGATCTTTTTAGTTGACGCTATGGCGTCATGTTCCTTCAGACGCGCCGTGGGTAAAATCGTGCCGCGCGGCCCGGCGTTGCCTGTGGCCGTGACTTACCTTAAGTCGTGCATATTCCAAGGTAAGTAATTGTTTTTATGCTACCTTTTTCCGCGTTGTGCTCTTTGTGATTACTTCGCATCCTTGAAGCCGGCGACACCGAGCAGGTGAAGTGCGGGGCGCTGTGGTCGTGGGCGCAGGGGCAGGCTGGGGCGGGGCGGTAAACGCGTTTAAACGCGCTATGGCGAAAACCGGGATGTCAGAGTAGCAACCGCATCGCGCGGCGCGCGCCACGGCTCACCTGGCGCGATTGGCGAGTACTTTCAGCAGACTCCATCTCCGCTGCGGCATGGCTCAGTCTACAGGATCGGCGACGGCGCCGTGGCGGGCGCACATCTCGGCCACGACAGAGCAGTGCGGTCGCCACATCTGCGGGTGTTTGGGTTCTGCGCGCGCCCACGCTGCCGCGCTCGTGTACCACGTCAGCGTAATCTCAGCCGGTGCTCCGTGCTTGCGTGTCTGCTCCTTTAGCGCGGCCTCGGCGGTGGCGCTGGCGCGCGCGCGCCAGCGGATCATGTCTGTGATGCACTCGATGACATCATCAGGGATAGAGCGCTCGCCGGCCTCCCACATGCGCCACGAGCGCTCTGTGACGTGGCCGATGTGTTCGGCGGCTTCCGGCACGCTGAAAAACAACAGGCGCCGCAGCGCTTGGAGAGTTGTGGGAGTCATTTACTTCGTCAACCGAATTTTTCCGTGCAGTTCATCGACGACGAAGCCGTGATCAACAGGCTTGACGCCTGCGCGCTTGTTGTCACGGATAATCTTGTCAAGGCCACGCTTCACGTAATCTGTTGCGGCGCTGTGATACGCAGCGTGAGTTGCATTTTTGGCGTCACGCAACTGTTGAAGCGCAGGATAGCGCACCTTCGCATTTTGCCCGAGCGCCTTGAGGCGTTCATTCTCGATGTCATGGGCCGATGACGCGGCATCTGCGGCGATGCGCATAGCTTCGATACCGGCGTCTGGGTGTTTGTTGTTCATCTTCATCTCCTTGAGATCGGTCGGCACAATTGCTGACTCGATGGGTGTATTGTGTTCTTAAAACGGAA